TTTCTGACAGGCTATAAGGAAATGGTACGGCGTCTTTGTCCTGACACGATTATCTTTTATGGCTCTGTGCCGGATGAGTGCATGGGGAATATCGTGAGGGTACGGGCGTTTACAGAAAGGTTTAATGAGGTATTATGCAATGGGTGGTAGAGGTGGAGCGAGTGGATTATCTGCTAAAAACCAGAAAATATCTTTTAAAGGACTGCCAACTTTAAAAGGTTCAGAGAAACAAGTTCAATGGGCCGAACAAATCAGAAATAATGCTATTGATACTATCAATAGAAATATTGATTTAGCTAATGAAAGGATAAAGAAGTATCCCAGCGCTCAAAAAAAATATCAAAATGAAATTGAATCTTTGCAAGAGATAGGTAAACAGCTAAAAGAAGTATTGTTAAAGGTATCTAATGCTTCTCAAATTATTGAAAAGCGTCACATATTTGAATCATCTAGGATATTAGATGAAGCGTCAAAAATCGAACAAAGAAAAAAGAAACGCTAATAGGTGATTAATATGTACAATGCTACAGTAACAGTATTTAACTACTACGAATCATCCACAACTGGCATTGGTATTTGGTATCCCCATGTATTATCTGGTGTTGACCTTAATACCGACAAGGGCGCAATCCTAAAAAAGTATGGGCCAGACAGCACGGATAATGCCGAATTACACATAGCTTATGAATTACAGGATGGTAAACAAATAATCTGTGATGCTGACGGTAAAGAATTGCCGTGGCTTCCTCCAAAGGAGTGGAGGAGACAGGTAAATGACTTGTTGGACGATACCATTACTTTTGAAGCATCGGATGATTGTTTTTTCTGGGAAGGGGTATGGGATAGCGGCCCGGTCAATGATGAAGATTATCGTGGTGGGTTTTATGCCTATATGAACAACCGGTACGACTTCGTATATTTGGTATCTTCTGTTGGAGGTCCATACTCTGTGATTCCTCACTTTGAGATATTGGGGAAATAATATGGCAAGTAAAATAACACATTTTAAAGGATTCTCTGTTGTTGATGGAGATATCAAAATCAAACTTAATTTAACCCGGTTTGATAAGCAATTCCAGCGCGCGCAGTATCAACTTGATGGAAATGTGATGAATAGTATGGTCCCTTTTATGCCGATGGTCACAGGCGATTTTGTGGATGTTACCAGAGCAGCGAGCGTTGCAGTACAAGGGAGCGGAAAAGTATATGCCGCATATGGCCCTGCTGGTCGTTCTTTATACCAGGGTAAAACTATGGTTAGCACTGTTACTGGTAGTACCTGGGCTACAAAGGGTACTAAAAAGGTATTAGTAAGCCAATATGGAGGAAAAACCAAAGCAAAAGAGGATTTACAGTATACCAAAACAGCGCATCCTAAGGCACAGGCTAAATGGTTTGATGCAGCAAAAAAAGCAGATGGTAAATCATGGATAAAGCAAGCCAAGAAAACGGCTGGAGGTGGAAAGCGTGGGTGATGAACGAAAACCAATAGGAAAAGACGCAAGCGGATATGATGTGCTGACAATCGCTGTAAAGGCTTTGCTTAATCAATTCCCCGGTTTGTATGAAAATGAAACCGTTAAGTTTGAAGAATTGGGCGAGGATAGTGGGATTGCATTTTCGGCAGATAATGGAGCCTTAATCTTTTCTGAGACTGAGGATGTACTGGGTGGAGTGCGCCAGACCTGCCAGTATCCCTTCTATATTATATACCGTACATCATCCACAAAAGAGCGGCAGAAAATGAGTATACAGGAATTTCTTGATACATTTGGAAAGTGGTTATGCCGGGAGCCGGTTGTGATTAATGGGAGTGAGCAACGATTATCAAAATATCCCACATTATCCCAGGGAAGAAAGATAACCAAAGTTACACGTGATAACTCATACGGCCTGGAACCGCAGGAAAGTGGTGTGCAGGACTGGATACTTCCAGTGTCAATAGAATATAAATATGATTTTGAAAGATGGTAGAGCCAGACGCTAAGACGCAGAGCCTTGTGTGATGGCTCTATTTTTATTTGAAAGGAGAAAAGCAGTGGCAACGTGGACTTATGCCGATGGAGAGGCAAAAAGAAAAGACTTTATGGTCTTTTGGATAACTGATGGAAGCACCACAAATATCACAAAAGATAAACTTGAAATTATTGGAAAAGGCGTTGAGGATATGCCGATTTCGATGAATCCAGAGACGGAAGAAAGCCAGGATGTACTTGGAAATAATAACTATGATATCACCGGATATGCGGAAAGCATGACAGTGGACCCGACTAATGTATCAGGCGAAAGTAAATATGCTCAAAAGATAGATACGCTTATGGAAGAAAGGGCAACTCTGTCAGATTTACGGTTGAAATATCTTTGTGTAAAGCGATACAAAACCGACAGTACAGGAAAGATGCGTGCGTGGGTGCAGGAGGGTGTTGTTGAGTTGGGAGACTTTGCAGGAGGACTGAAAGGTGTTTCCGCAGCTCATACGGTGCATTATGTAGGTGATAGGACTCTTGGCGCTGTAGACCCTACAACAATGGCTTTTACGGCTGATGGGGCAAGTCCTGCTTCGTTGTCCGAATAAGGAGATTAATCATGCCTAATATTCCAATAAATATTGAAAGTCCGGTTAAATACTACGATTTTACTGACCAGCATGGAGATGTGTTGGCAACTTTTAAATTTGTTCCAACAGACCTTGACATATTCGAGCGGCAGCAGAATGTGTATAGAGCATTCGAGGATATGTGGATGGAGTTAAAAGCAACCCTTGATAGCAAAAAGAAGGATGAACTGTCGTTAGAGATAATCAATAAATACGCAAAGTCTCTCCAGGATAAATTTGATTATCTATTTAACGCAGACACTTCTGGCTTCTTCAAAATCGCCAGCCCATTCACGCCAATGGAAACCGGCGACCCCTGGGCGCTGGTAATACTCGAAAGTGTCCAAAAAATCATAGAGCAGGAAACCGGTAAGAATTTTACGGAAATGGAAAGTAAGGCCGGAAAATATACACAACCGTATAATGCCGGTCCGGGAAAATACCCATTTCCCGTAAAATGAGCGCAGCGTGGTCCCTCCCATATTCTCTCTCTGTTAATGGAATAGACTATGAAATCCGTGAGGACTTCCGGGCAATATTAGATATTTTATCAGCCTTTGCAGATGAAGAATTATCTGACCCAGAGAAAACACAAGCAATGCTTGAAATTCTTTACTGGCCCGTTATCCCGCCTCCGCACGATTTAACAGAAGCGGCAGAAAAAGCATTATGGTTTATCGA